CAAAGGCTTTGGAAAGGATCGTGATGATTATGCCAGGGCGCTACAAGATAAAACTGGAGCTATTCAATGATGTCAGGCATACTAGACCTTATACACACTGGTGATGATGCTCGTCTTACTGATCAATTAGGTCTACCAGCACCTTACAATGAAGGTCCAGGTGATGCACTGAGGCATGCATATGCCGCAGCTTTAGCCACACAGCGTGGAGGCAGGTCTGTTGCAGAAGGTCTAGGCGACCTAAATGAACTAGCTGAGAAGGGCGGGCGTTGGCTTAACTCTGAGAAGGCCAGGATACGCGGCGGCAATGATGACTACAATAGTGAAAGTAGTAGATATGCCACTGACATGGATTACAAGAACAATCATCTTGGCTACGAGATCGGTGAGCTCACTGATAATCCAAAGGATGCACTCCTAATGATCCTAAGTCAGATGCTTGAGTCCACAGGGCAAGATACAAAATGGGGAGAGGGTCTTGAAGATGTAACATATGATGACCAATTCCCTGCTGTCTGGAATCGTCAGCATTACGATGAGACACCAGATGAGGTTGAGTCTATTCTCCAGCATCTTATTAGTAAGATAAGTGATGCAGACTGATCTCTCAAAATTCTCTGACGAGCAGCTGCATGAGTACCTGAATCTCAAAGAGCTGCTTTCTGAACAAGAGGTAATAACAAACGCAAGAGAGTCATTCCTTGGCTTTGTTGAGTTCATGTACCCAGATTTCATATTCGGGAATCACCATAAGTCAATGGCTGACAACTTTGAAAAAGTTGCATCCAAGGAGCTTAAGCGAATAATTCTGAACTGCCCACCAAGACACTCAAAATCACTATTAACATCACAATATCTACCTGCATGGTTAATTGGCAAAGACCCAAAGATGAAACTGATGTCAATCACACATACCACTGATCTTGCTGTTCACTTTGGCAGGACTGTGCGTGATATCATTCAGTCAGACCAGTATACAAAGGTATTCCCCAATACCACTGTTCGCGCAGATAGCAAGTCTGCTGGTAAGTGGCAAACAAACGCAGGCGGCGAATTTTTCGCAGCAGGTGTCGGTGCTTCAGTTACTGGTCGTGGTGCTGACCTTCTCATTCTTGATGACCCTCACTCTGAGCAAGATCTGCTCTCACCTAATGCCTTTGAGAATGCATGGGCCTACTACTCTGCTGGTCCAAGACAGCGACTACAGCCAGGTGGCACCATTATTGTAGTACAGACAAGGTGGTCAACAGAAGATATCACTGGTCATCTTCTTGAAGAGCAGGCTAAATCCGATGACGCTGATCAATGGGAGCTGATTGAGTACCCTGCAATATTACCATCTGGCAAGCCATTGTGGCCTGAGTTCTGGAATATTGATGAGCTAAAAGCAGTGAAGGCATCATTATTCCCACAGAACTGGTCTGCACAATGGCTGCAGCAACCAGCATCTGACGAGGCATCAATCCTCAAGCGAGGGTATTGGTCGAGATGGAGTAACGATACGCCACCTAAGTGTACTGATATCATCATGTCAATGGACACAGCGTTTCAGGCTAAGGAGCTTGCCGACTATTCGGTAATTACAACCTGGGGAGTTTTTTACCCAGACGGTGAATATACAATCGGTAGTGGTGAAAGTGCGAGAACAAGGAACTTTGATGGGACAGAAGCCAACATTATGCTGCTGGATAGAGTCCGTGGGCAGTTTGACTTTCCAACCCTCAAGAAAAAAGCCTTTACTGCTTGGACAGATTGGAACCCCGACTCAACTATTATTGAGAATAAGGCTTCAGGGCAATCCCTTATTCAAGAGTTCAGACATCAGGGAATCCCAGTCCAAGGCTTCACACCCAATAAAGGACAAGACAAGGTTGTCAGAGCAAACTCGGTAGCTGATATATTCTATGAGGGCAAAGTTTGGGCACCTAATGAGTGGTGGGCTGATGAACTCATAGATGAGTGCCATGGCTTCCCATTTTCCTGTAAGAATGATGATCAGGTGGATTCAACAGTCATGGCAATGCTCAAGTTCCGTAGATCTGGCTACATCCAGCTCAAGAAAGACTGGAAGGATGAGCTTGGTAAGAGCTGGAAGACAAAAAATTATTATTGATAGGAAAGAATTATGTCATTGATTGATCGAAATACACCACTGCCTACTGGCGAAATTGATGACGATATTGTCATTGAGTTTCAGGCGCATCCACCAGAGGGCTTTGGTAATATTGATGGAGTTGAGATAACTGAGGATGCCGATGGTGCTATTGTTGACTTTGCACCAGCTAATGAATTGGATATCCCAGAGGACCTGCCACATGCTGCTAACTTAGCTGAGTACCTTGATGATGAGTACCTCAAGATGCTTGCAATTGACTTAGAGGCAAAATATGAAGAGGATAAGTCCTCAAGGTCAGATTGGCTAAAACGATTCACTGATGGCCTTGATGAGCTTGGCTTTACTGATGAGGATAAGACAGAGCCATTTGAAGGCGCATCCGGTGTATTCCACCCTCTATTAGCTGAGGCAGCAGCGCAGTTCCAGGCACAGGCATATAAAGAGCTGCTTCCTGCTGATGGGCCTGTATCAGTAAAGACTATTGGGAACCCCGATAAGACTGATCCAAAGGCTGTTGACCTTATGGAGCGGGCTGCTCGTGTCAAGGAGTTCATGAATTATCAGATCACAGAGGTCATGGAAGAGTTTGACCCTGAGCTAGATCAGATGCTGTTCTACCTCCCATTAAGCGGTAGCTCATTCAAGAAGATCTACTATGATGCAACCCTAGGAAGATCCGTCTCACAGTACTGTACAGCAGAAGATGTTGTTGTCAATTATGGTGCAACAACTCTAAAGACAGCACAGCGGATTACGCATGTATTCAAGAAGAGTGTAAATGATCTCCGTAGAGAGCAGCTATTTGGATTCTATCGTGACATTGAATTGAATGATCCAATGGCTCATAACGACAATGAAGTTGAATCAAAGCTAGATGAGCTATATGGATCTAAGAATGCTGGTGCAAGCAGTGATGAATATGAATTCCATGAAATGCAGATTGACATTGATTTAGAAGGCTTTGAGCATCCAGATGGCCTAAGTCTACCATACATTGTTACAACATGCTCTGATACAGGTGACATTCTTGCAATTCGTAGGAACTGGAAAGAGCAAGATCAGATGTTCAGGAAGCGGGATTACTTTGTTCATTACAAGTTCCTCCCTGGCCTTGGCTTCTATGGCTTTGGCTTCATCCACATGATTGGTGGTCTAGCATCATCGGCAACATCAATCCTTCGGCAGCTTATTGATGCTGGCACATTTTCTAACCTGCCTGGTGGTTTCAAGCAGCGTGGCACTAAGATTAATGATGAGCCAGTATCTCCAGGCGAATGGCGTGATATTGACATCCCTAATGACAATATCAACAATGCCCTCATGCCACTGCCATATAAGGAACCATCGTCCGTACTGTTCCAACTTCTTGGCTTTATAGTTGAGTCAGGTCGTAGATTTGCCTCCATTGCTGATACCTCAATTTCAGAGTCTGGCTCACAGCAGAATCCTGTAGGCACAACAATGGCCCTTATTGAGCGTGGCTCAAAGGTCATGTCATCGGTACACAAGAGACTACATAATTCTCAGAAGCGTGAGTTTAAGCTACTTGCTGATGTTATTGGGGAGTCAATGCCACCAGAGTATCCATATGCCATTGGTGGTGTGCCAAAGGTTATTAAACGGGAGGACTTCGGACCTGAAGTTGATGTAATCCCTGTCTCTGATCCAAATATTTTCTCAGCAGCCCAGCGTGTTTCCTTAGCTCAGATGCAGCTACAGATGGCTCAGTCTGCTCCAGAGATGCACAACCTGCGTGAGTCATATAAGAGAATGTATATTGCCCTTGAGGTTAAAGATCCAGAAGGGCTATTAGTGCCTATAGATGATCCAAAGCCTCTGTCGCCAGCATTGGAACATGCCCGTGCACTTGAGGGTAAGAGGCTACAGGCATTCCCACAGCAGAATCATAATGCTCATATTCAGTCCCATGTGACATTTATGCAACTCCCATTTGTACAGCAGAACCCTGCATTTGTGACAAATATTGTTCAAGATATTATGCAGCATATCAACTTTATTGCTCAACAACAAGCGCAGCAGCAAATGCAGCAGCAATACCAACAGGCTGTTTCTCAGAACCCCCAGATTGCTCAGAATCCACAGCTGCAGCAGCAATTACAGCAGCAACTACAGCAACAGCTGATGACAATGGTATCGCAGATTGAGTCACAGATGATTGGGCAGATCATGCAGCAGATTATACCACCTCAGCAGCCTGATCCTATGATCCAGATGCATGATAAAGAGATGCAAGTCAAGCAGCAAGGTGATCAGCTCAAAGCACAGACTGACACCCAGAAGCTGATGGAATCTGAAGCTACCAAGCGTATGAGCATAGCAGCTGGTGAGGCACAGGCAAACCAAGATATAGCTCAGAAGCGTGAAAAGACAATGATAGATGCAGGGCTGAAGCAGCAAGACTCATACAATAAGCTTGTTGCTGATGCACAGAAGAATGATGTGAGGACTCGATAGATGCATGGAATAGACTTTGCTAGCAATATGATAGGCAAAATCAACAAAGAGATCGAGCTTAGAAGAACTTCATTGGGCAATGGTAATGTGTCATCAATGGAGCAATATAAAAACGTTGTAGGTGAGATTTCAGGGCTATCACTTGCAATGGATGAAATAAAAGCCTTGCTTGAACGTATGGAGAAGAGAGATGGGTGATCTGCCTGATCGTGTTTTGAATTTTGGCGATTCAAAACCGCAAGAAGTTAAAGAGCCAATTGATCCAACTGAGATTGAAGAGTCACAACTAGATCAATTGCCAAAGCCAACTGGATATCGTATCCTTATTATGCCTTTTCAGGGCAAGCGCAAAACCAATGGTGGTATTGTCTTAACCGATGAGACTGTTGAACGTGAACGACTTGCAACAGTTGTTGGCTATGTCCTAAGTGTTGGTGAAGATGCATACAAGGATGAATCAAGATTCAAGTCTGCATGGTGCAAAGAGGGTGACTGGATTTTATTTGGAAGATATGCCGGAGCCAAGATACCAATTGAAGGTGGCGAAGTCCGTATTCTCAATGACGATGAAGTCATTGCAACAGTTGAGACTCCTGAGGTGATCTTGACAACCTATCGCAGCTAATAAAAGGAGCGCGCAAAATGATTGTTGAAAATGAAAATGAGGAGTCAGCCTTTGAGGTTGATGAAGGTGCTGATCTAGAATCAACTATTGTTGATCATGGCAATGAGGAGGCTGATGCTGTTGAAGAGACAGTAGCTGCTGTTGAAGAGCAGCCTGAGGCAGATGAGCAGGAAGAGGATCATGCTGATGAAGTTGAGCAGTATGGCAAGAAAGTACAGAAGCGGATTAAAAAGCTGACAGGGCAATTGCGTGAGGCAGAGCGCAGAGAGCAAGCGGCAATCCAGTATGCAAAGGGTGTGCAAACTGAGCTAGCACAGAAGGATGCACTGAAGACTCAGGTCAGGAATAAGGATGAGGCTCTGTTTGATCAGTATAATAAAAATGTTGATAGCAACCTTTCCATCGCAAAAGAGAACTTCAAACGTGCTCATGACTCTGGTGACACAGAGGCGATGATTGAGGCGCAGCAGGATATTGCCAAGCTAACTGTTGAGCAGGAGAATCTGAAACGTGTTGCAGTAAGGCGCAAGACTGCAGCAGCGCAGGTAAGTCAGCAACAGGCACAGCAGCAACAAGTGCAACAAGTGCAACAGGTGCAGCAAGCACAGCAGCGACAGGCACAACAGACTGTAGACCCAAGAGCGCAGGAATGGGCAATTGAGAATGACTGGTTTGGCAATGACAAGATCATGACCCACACAGCATTCGGGATACACGAAAAATTAAAGGAAGAAGGCGTAGACCCTAGTAGCGAAATATACTATAATAGGCTAGACAAGGAGCTTATGAGTTTATTCCCCGATAAGTTTAGTACATTAGGGAATTCTAATACTAATGGCTCCAATCAAACTTCATCAGTACAGACTGTATCTGGTGCTAATCGTTCAGTAGGAAATAAAGGACGATCTACAAAAGTTAGACTCACACAGAGTGAGATTGCAATTGCAAACAAACTCGGTGTGCCCCTTGAGCAATATGCCAAGCATAAAAAGATAGCGTGAGGATTAAATCATGACAAATACGACAACAAGAGAGAGTCGCAAAACAGAAGAACGAGACACAAGTGCTCGCGTAAAAGAATGGCAACCGCCATCAGTACTGGATACCCCTCCACCGAGCGATGGTTATAAATACCGTTGGTTGCGAGCAGAGGCGTTAGGTCAAGAAGACCGCACAAATATGACCAAGAAGATGCGTGAAGGATATGAGCTTGTTAAGGCAGAGGAATTTGCTGGTAGCATTCAATATCCATCAATTATAGAAGGTGTCCACAAAGGTTTCATTGGTGTAGGTGGTCTTGTTCTGGCTAAGATTCCAGTTGAACTTGTTGAGCAAAGAAATGCATACTACGCACAGCGTACTGCAGATCAGCAGCAAGCTATTGATAATGATTTAATGAAAGAGAGTCACTCATCGATGCCTATTGATAAACCAGAGCATCGTAGTAGAGCCTCTTTTGGAACTGGCTAAATTTTTCAAGGAGTTATATTATGGCTAATGTAGATAGCCCAAATGGTTTTACTCCAGTACGTCACTTGACAGGCGGTACTATCCGTCAGGAAGAGTACGGCATCACCAGCGAAACTGCTGCGGCGATGTTTTCTGGAGATCTGGTAATTATGGATTCTGATACAGGCAATCTTACGATTGCTGGCGCGGCTTCTGCTGCAGTATTAGGTGTGTTCATGGGGTGTTCTTACACTAACACCGCTGGTGAAGTTAAGTTCAGTAAATACTGGCCTGCTGCCCAAGCTACTAAAGGTGCTGTTGACGCAACTGGATATGTTGTTTCTGATCCTAGTGTTGTATTTGCAGTACAACATGATGGCACTGGCGCAATTACTGGTAACGGTGCACTGTTTGATCTGACTGCCACTGCTGGTTCTACTAGCAATGGCCGTTCTAATCAGGAAGTTGACACTGATGCTAGTACAGTTGACCTGCTTCGTCAGGTTGGCTTGGTCAAAAAGGCTGGCAACGCTTGGGGTGCAAACGCCGAAGTTGAAGTTGTCATTCACAATCACATTCTGGCACCTGCTGCTGGCGTAACCGCACCTAGCGCATAAGGAGATAAATTATGGCTATTAATCGCGCACAATTGGTAAAGGAACTTGAGCCAGGACTCAATGCTTTATTTGGTATGGAGTATGAGCGTTATAAAGATGAGTGGAAAGAGATCTTTGATGAGGAATCATCTGATCGTGCCTTTGAGGAAGAGGTTCTGCTTTCTGGATTTGGTGAGGCTGCAACTAAGGGTGAAGGTGCTGGAGTCTCTTATGACACTGCACAAGAAGTCTGGACTGCTCGTTACCAACATGAGACTATTGCTTTGGCCTTCGCTCTGACTGAGGAAGCCATTGAGGATAACCTGTATGACAAACTGTCAACTCGTTATACTAAGGCATTGGCTCGTTCCATGTCCCACACTAAGAATGTTAAAGGTGCTGCTGTTTTCAACAACGCATTTAACTCTGCTTATGCTGGTGGTGATGCTGTTGAACTTTGCGGATCACATTCATTGCTCAACGGAACTTCTGTTAGCAACGAGCCTTCAACGGCTGCTGACCTGAATGAGACCTCTCTTGAGAATGCTGTAATTGACATTTCAAAGTACACTGATGAACGTGGACTTAAAATTGCAATTCAGCCAAGCAAGCTTTGCATCCCAACAGACCTTCAGTTTGTTGCAGAGCGTGTTCTCAATAGCACTGGCCGTGTTGCTACTGCAGATAACGACCTTAATGCACTGAGTTCAACTTCAGCGATCCCAGGTGGATATGGTGTCAATCATTTCTTGACTGACCCAGATGCATGGTTCCTGAAGACTGATGCTCCTAATGGACTGAAGCACATGAAACGTGTTGCTATCAAAACTGGAATGGAAGGTGACTTCGAGACTGGTAATGTACGCTTCAAGGCTCGTGAACGCTACAGCTTTGGCTGGTCTGACTGGCGTGGTGTATATGGATCACCTGGTGCATAACCAGTAGTCCCTGAATTCTCTCCCTGCAAGGGGAGAGGGTTTATTTAGCTTCTATAATTATAGAGACTAACTAAGCCAAAATTATATAATCAATAGCCTGACAACTATTGGTATTGACTGAAGTAAACAGGAGAAATATTATGTCAACCACTCATTTTTCAGGACCAGTTAATTCTACTTCTGGTTTCCAAAACGGCACTAGTTCTGTTGAGACATTAGCTGCTGCTAAAACCTTGACCGTTGTTGATGACAACGGCAAGACATTCTTTCTAGGACTAGCAGGCGGGTTTACAGTTACACTTCCAGCACCCGCAGCCGGTTGCCAGTTTAAATTCATCGTATCGGTAGCACCGACTACTGCATATATCATTGCAACCAACGGCGGCGCTGATATTATGATCGGCGGAGTCAATGAGCTGGAAGTTGATACTGCTGACGACGGCCCCTATGATGCCAATGCTGATGTAATCAATTTTGTTGCTAGTACAGCAGTAGTTGGCGATTTCATCGAGATGGTTTCTGACGGTACTAGCTGGTATTTTAATGGCCAGACTAACGCAGACGGCGGCGTTACCACAGCAACTACATAACTTTTAATTGACACCACCCTTCGGGGTGGTTAGTCATAGGAGAACAAGATGGCCATTACAGTTACAAGCCAAACATTGGCAGATGGAGTTAAGACGGCAGTAATGAAGTTTACTGCTGAGGTTGGTGGGACTGAAAACGAAGCAGCGGTCAAGAAGGTGGATGTTTCTGCGCTTTCAGGTGCTCCATCCACTGTGAAGATTCAGCGCATTTGGTATGCTACTGATGGAATCTCTGTTAAAATTCTATTCGATGCCACTGCAGATGTATTGGCGCATACATTGCCTAGCACAGAGGCCAATTATCTTGATTTTAGATCATTTGGCGGGATACAGAACAATGCTGGCACTGGCGTAACTGGAGATATCATGTTCACCACCCTAGGTGGAACAGCTGGTGATAGTTACACAATTATTCTTGAGTTGAGCAAGACCTAATGGCCCAAGAAGTCATTGTTCAAGCACTTGATGCTGCAGGAAATGCCGACATTGAGGGCGGACTCTATTGGAGGGGGTTGACCTAGTGGCTACTTCTGGGACTACTACCTTTGCACTTCAAATTGACGATATTGTCGAGGAAGCATATGAGCGCTGTGGCAAAGAGCAGCGCTCTGGTTATGATCTAAAAACGGCAAAACGTAGCCTTAATCTATTGCTACAGAACTTGCAGAATGAGCATCCAGCGTTATGGAAAGAAGCACTCACATCACAGACATTGGTACAGGGCACTGTGTCATACACCCTTGACGCAAAGATACTTGAAATCAGCAGCGTTGTCCTAAGACGTAGCAGCATTGATACAAAGATGCTAAGGATTAGTCGTGATGAGTATCAGAATAGGCCAAATAAGACGACTCAGAGTAGGCCATCTCAGTTCTTCTTTGAGAAACTGACAACCCCTGTTCTGCATGTGTATCCAGCCCCAGAGAATGCAACTGACACAATACGCTTTTATGCAAGAGAGCGAATCGAAGACATCGGTGCCTATACAAATACTATTGATGTGCCATCAAATCTGTTGCCAGTTATAGTCTCTGGATTGGCATACATGCTTGCAATGAAGACATCCCCAGATAGGCTCCAATATTTAAAGCCGGTCTATGATGAGGAAAAGCTCAGGCTGAAGCAGATTGACTCTGAATCCATTGATGTGAGGATTGTCCCAGGTGCCTAAGTACACAACCGGAGAATATGCCCTTGGAATCTGCGATAGGTGTGGGGATCAGGTTAAATACAAGAGCCTTTTAAAAGAGTGGACGGGCCTGAAGGTTTGTGCCAGTTGCCTCGATCACAAGACAAAGCAGGAGTTCCCAACTAGGACTGTTGCAGATCCAGAGTCACTGAGCGAGCCAAGACCAGATAACGACAAAGAGGCAAGTATTGGTCGAGTTGTAGCAGAGGATAATACATCAGGTGGAACCCCAATCGGGAAGATGTTTGACCCTAATAAAACAACAATTAGTGTTGGCACAGTAACAGTGAGCATAACATGACATACGCAGAACTTAGCCAACTTATCCAAGACTACATGGAATCTACCGAGACTACCATGGCGGGCAATGTTGATAACTTCATTGAATTTTCTGAGAAGAAGATTTATCGTTCTGTTGACCTAAGCGAGGGCCATAAATATCAAACTGCAACTATGACCATTGGTGATGAGTTTGTGTCATTGCCGTCAGATTGTGTTGTCATCAGAAGTGTTCAAGTCATAGATGCCAGTACAAATGATCGTACTACTCTTGAGCAGAAAGATTCAACTTTTATGGATGAATACATTCTTGATCGTGATTCAACTGGAACACCGAAATACTACTCTTGGTACGATGCGGATGCAATTCTTCTCGCGCCATCACCTGATGCCGCTGATACGGTAGAAATCGGGTATACATTTAGACCTACTCAATTAAGCTCAAGTCAGACGACTACTTGGCTGAGCACAGAGGCTCCTGATGTGCTGCTGAACGCCTGTCTACTTGAGGTAGCAGAGTTCAACAGGCTTGAGCAAGCTGATATACAATTTTATGAAAAGCGTTACATGGAATCATTGCAAGGATTATTGATGGAAGAGAACTTCCGCAATAGGCAGGATTCTGAAAGATTTAGAGACATTAAGGTAGGAGCATAATATGGCTATCACTCAAGCAATTTGTACATCGTTCAAGCAGGAATTAATGGAAGGGCTACATGATTTTAATGCAAGCGGCGGCAATGCATATAAAATAGCTCTTTACACATCATCTGCGACCCTAGATGCCACGACCACAGTATACAGTGCAACAAATGAAATTAGTGGCACAGGATATACTGCAGCCGGTGCAGCGCTTACTAACATTGATCCTACTACTTCTGGAACAACGGCATATCTTGACTTTAGTGATGTAAGTTGGACCTCAGCATCGTTTACTTGTGCAGGTGCTGTGATCTATAATACTACTAATGGCAATAGAACAGTGGCAATATTGAACTTTGGCGGAGATCAAACAGTTGCAGCAGGAACCTTTACTATCCAGATGCCAACTGCTGATGCATCTAACGCCATCATAAGGATCGCATAGATGTGGCAGACTTCTCGGTCAGCTTTGAAGGTTGGGGCAACAATCAGTACGGAGTCGGTACGTGGGGCGACAACTATTCAGGATTGGATTCTCTCGCAGCTTCGCAAGGCGAAGAGAACGTCGAAGATAGGGTTCATCCAACTGGTCAGTCCTCGACAGCTGGACTTGGAGAAGAGAATGTATTGGTTTTGCTGTCCCCTACAGGACAAGTTCTCAATCTAGGGCTAGGTGAAGAAGAGATAATATGCACAATTTACCCAACAGGACAGAGTGCAACAGTCAGTCAAGGAGAAGAAGTAGCAGCAACTGTCATGTTGCCGAGTGGTCAGGAGTTGACAGTGGCTCAAGGGTCAATCGCTTTGATCCAGACCATCTTCCCAACTGGGCAAGCAGTGACGGCTTCGTTGGGCACAGAAGTTCCAGTGACCCTACTGGCATTGCTGGGGCAGTTATTAGATGCTCAAATGGAAGGGGTTTGGACTGTGCCTTTTGATCAAGTAGGGCCAGATAGTTTCAGTGAGGTGTCACAAGGTGATACTAATAGTTGGTCAGAAATGCCAACATCTACAAATGATGAGGATTGGAGTGAATAATGGCTGCAACAAATACAGACCGCCTTGGTCTTTTACTGATGGAAGAGGGGACAGAGAGCAACAATTGGGGTGATTTAGTAAATCTCAATTTTGATCGGATGGATTCTGCTATCCGTGGTTATAAAAAGATCACATTGGCAGGCGCTGAGACACTTGACTCAACTGACATTGCTACTACATCTAGTACAGCACAGGAAGAGTCATTCTTTGCATTTATCGAGTTTGCAGGTACAGCTGGTACAGTAACGGTCCCCGCTGAGAACATGGTATGGATGGTTAAGAACTCAACTGGATCTGACTTCACCTTCCAACCATCGGGCGGCACAGGCGTAACGCTTCGCGATGGCAATACACATATTATCGTGTATGGTTCTAGTGGAACTACATTTATCGATATGACAGCCTCCCTCTATCTTGAGGACGCAGAGTTTGAGATTCGCGATGACGTTGACCCTACCAAAGTGGTTAAATTCCAAGTGTCTGGTGTTACGACAGGCACTACTCGTACACTCACTGTCCAGGATGCTAATGATACTCTAGTAGGCAGGGCAACCACAGATACCCTTACCAACAAAACCTTAGCCTCCCCTGCTATCACTGGTAACACTACCACCACAGGCACAATAGACGGTCGTGATGTTGCCGCTGATGGTGCTAAGCTAGATGCTATTGAAGCAGCAGCAGACGTAACAGACACAACCAACGTAACCGCTGCTGGCGCACTGATGGATAGTGAAGTAACTAACCTTGCAGCTGTTAAAGCATTTGCCACTACGGATTATGCTACTACTGCTCAAGGAACGACTGCTGATGCTGCCTTACCTAAAGCTGGTGGTACTATGACTGGTACTATCGCAGACTTCACCTCAACAGGTATTGATGATAACGCTACGAGTACAGCTATTACTATTGATGCTAGTGAGAA